CGTAGGAGTGGCTTCTTCAATAACTGGAACTTCCACATTTTATGCTGGTGGTGGTGGAGGCTATGGAAGAACTGATGGTGCGGGTGGTAATGGCGGCGGAGGTCGTGGTTACATAACATCTCCCTCAACTATTGACAGCACTATTGGTACAGCAAATACTGGTGGTGGAGGCGGCGGCGGAAATGGTGGAAAGGCTGGAGGTTCTGGTGTTGTCATTGTTCGCTACCTCACGGCAGATGGTTCTGCAACAGGTGGGACTATCACAACCTCTGGCTCTTACACGGTTCACACATTCACAGCATCAAGCAGTTTGGTAGTTGCATAATGCCCGCACCAATTGATTTCCCTAACTCACCATCTTCTGGAGATGAATATGTCGCTGGAGGTATGGTTTGGCGCTATCTTGACGGTGTTTGGAAGCGCTTCCCACAAACTATCTCTGATAGCGGTTTCTCTGACACCCCACTTAATGATTACTTTGTAGATGATGGTGGGAGCGCATAATGGCATACCGCCGCATTCTTATTCGCCGTGACACGGCTGCGAACTGGACCGCAAACAACCCAACGCTTGCCGCTGGTGAGTTCGGACACGAGACCGATACAGGAAAACTTAAACTTGGTACAGGCGCAATAGCGTGGAATAGTTTGGGTTACCAAAATAATGTTACTTCTGTAAACGGTCAAACTGGTGTTGTCACTGGACTTGCCCCTGCCGCCAACCCAACCTTCACAGGAACTGTCTCTGGTATTACCAAGAGTATGGTGGGGCTTGGTAACGTAGACAATACAAGTGATGCAAATAAACCAGTTTCTACTGCTCAACAAACTGCTCTTGATCTTAAAGCACCACTTGCTTCCCCAACATTTACAGGTACTGTTACAATGCCTAATGGTTTCGTTGAAGATGACCAAATCATTTTGGCTTCTCAGATATTTTAGTTAATTAGGTAAATACACATGATTAATTTGAACAAAATCGTTTCTGGTGGTAGGTCTGTTTCTGGCGGCTCCCTCAATCCACGACGCAACCGTGGTTCTACAGCACAAGCCGCTGCTTATTGGGCTGGCGGAGGCTTTGACTCTACTGGCGGTATTATAACCGTGTATTCAACGTACAAAGTGCACTCATTCACATCATCTGGCGTTTTTACTATAACTGAACCAAAGACTGTGGACATGCTCATAATTGGCGGTGGTGGAGGGCGTGCAGGTCAAGATACAGGTAATAATTATGGTGGTGGAGGCGGTGGTGCTGGGGCTATGCGGGAGGTATCTTCTTATGTGTTGGCGGCAGGAACATATACGGTAACCGTCGGTGGTGGTGGTTTTGGCGCACTGTCAGATGGAAGCCCTAGCAGTTTTGGTTCTTTGTACTCAGCGCAAGGTGGTGGTGGCGGTGGTTACCCGAACGGTTTTGCATCCACAGGCGGCAGAACTGGTGGTTCGGGTGGTGGCGGAGGAAGCCGTGGCGGTGGTGGAACTGACCTTGGTGGTGGCGCTTCTGGCCCAAACACTAATGTTGGCGGTTATGGTGTCCATGTTCCAGGAAACTACCATGCTGGCGGTGGTGGTGGTGGAGCAGGCGGTGCAGGCAGTGACGCAGGACAAACAGGTGGCGCTGGTCGTGCAAACTCTATTCGCACTGGTTCTTCAGTTACTTACTGTGTTGGTGGTTATGGAAAGTACAATAACAACGATGGTGGACCAGACCCAGCAGCAAATAGCGGAAGTGGCGCATCTGGAACAGCAGCACCAAGCCGTGGTGCGGATGGTATTGTAGTTATACGTTTAATCCCAACGTGACCCTAATTGGAGATGCTTCATGACAACTAGACGAATATTGATTCGTAGGGATACGGCGGCGGCTTGGACTGCGGCTAACCCGACTCTTGCTTCTGGTGAGTTGGGTGGCGAAACTGACACAGGGAAACTCAAACTTGGTAACGGCTCAACCGCATGGAACAGCCTTGCCTACCAAGGTGGCGTTACTTCGGTAAACGGCAATACGGGTGTAGTTACTGGGTTGGCGACAACTGCCGCTCCAACTTTTACGGGAACCGTAGTGCTCCCGTCTACCACGTCTATTGGTGATGTCTCTGCTACAGAGATTAGTTATCTTGATGGCGTAACTTCGGCTCTTCAAACTCAGGTCAACGCAAAAGCCCCTACCAACAATGCTTCGTTTACGGGCACCTTCAGCGCTCCATCTGGCACAATTACATCCACCATGTTGGCTGATGGTACGATTGTGGACGCAGATATTAATGCTTCGGCGGCTATTGCAGCAACAAAGATTACTGGCTGGGAAGATGACCAAGTAGTTTTAAACAACAGAATATTTAATTAGGAGAAATTATGGCAACTTTTAGCAAAACAATTCTTAGTGGGTCAACCGATGGCAAAGCCGTTAAAGTAACTGGTACGTCTACATCAGCGACAGTTACGGTTCACACTGGTCCAACAAATACAAGCCACCTACATGAAGTTTGGATTTATGCAAACAACACATCTGGTACTGATGTCAAGTTAACTCTTGAATGGGGTACGGCTACTGCCGCAGATGGCAACATTGAGTACACGGTTAAAGCCGAAAACGGTTTATATCTTATTATTCCAGGGCTATTGTTGAAGGGTAATGCTACAGCGTTGACCATAAAGGCATTTGCTGGAACTGGTGATGTTATCCTTTTAACTGGGTACGTTAACGTAATCGCCTAGGCTCTAACTACATGAGCCGTATTGACTATGCAATGAGCGGTGGTCGCTCCGTTAGTGCTGGCGCTCTTAACCCACGTACAGGACGAGGTCCTACTGCTCAGGCTGATGGTTATTGGCGTGGTGGTGGTGCATCACCTATAGCGTTTGAATACTTGGTTATTGGTGGCGGTAATGCTGGTGGTGGTGGTGGTTTAGGAATATTTGGTGGTGGTGCAGGTGGCGGTTACAGAACCAATGTTGCTGGTTCAACAAATGGTTACGGTGCTGCTCTTGAACCTGTACTAGAACTTGGTGCAGGAACTTATACCGTAGTTGTCGGGGCTGGCGGTGCATCAATAGGTGGTGCTGGTGGTTTAAGCACATTTGCAACAATCACTACTGTTGCTTCTGGAGGAACCACTGGAACTGGCGCTGGTGGCACTGGAAACGGCGGAGTTGGTTTGGCTAACTCCATTACTGGAGCATCAGTTAGGCGTGGCGGTGGTGGTGGTTCTGGTGGAGATTACTCAAATGGCACTGGTCAAGACGGTGGTGGTAATGGTTCTATTTATTTTAACGACTATTATGGATATGCATACACAAGAGGACCAGGTGCCGCCAACACAGGTGGTGGAGGTGGTGGAGGCGCTAACAGTAATGGTTTTGCTGGTGGTTCTGGTATTGTTATTGTTCGCTATTTAACTGCTGCTGCCTCTAGTGCTGGATATACAATTACTGGTGGAACAAAAACTGTTGGACCAACTGGTGCCACAACATACACTGTTCACGAGTTTACAAGCACAGGTACTACAAGTTTGGTGGTTGCGTAATGGCTCATTTTGCTCAAATAGATGAAAACAATATTGTTGTTCAAGTTGTTGTGGTTGCTGACGAACACGAAACAAATGGTTCGGAATGGTGTCACAATCTTTTGGGTAGAACTTTTGCCTCCTCCTCCCGCTAACTAATCCCTACCCTCTATTTAGGGTAAAATGGGGCATTACAATCCTTAAGGAGAGCCCGTGGCCCAAGCATATAAAGTTTTAGCCCAGTCCGCACCATCAGCCACCACTAATACAGACATCTTGACCGTAGGTGCAGGAAAGTCAATTGTTTCTTCAACTCTGTCTATCTGCAATCGTGGCACTGCATCAGCAACTTACCGTGTTGCCGTTCGCCCCGCTGGAACAACGTTGGCTAACCTACACTACATAATTTTTGATGCTGTTATTATGGCTAAAGACACCGTTACCCTTAGTCTAGGTATTACCTTGGCTGCTACCGATGTTGTGACTGTTTATGCTTCTAGCGCAAACTTGTCCTTTTCAATGTTTGGGGCAGAAATATCGTGATTTCTCGTCTATCTGAGAATAGTGCAACAAGAGGGTTAATTGGCACATTCACACCTATCAACACACAAACTAATACGACTTACACATTAGTGCTGGAAGATAGATCTAAAATAGTAGAGTTAAATAATATAAACCCAATTACAGTAACCATTCCTTCCGACTCAACTGCCCCATTCTATATTGGTGACACTATTGAACTACTACAAACGGGG